GAACGTCGGCATCTGCGGCGCGCCGCCGCTGACCGCCCCTAGCGCCGCGTCTAGGTCCGCTATGAACGCATCTAACTCCTCTAGCGACCGCTGGCGCACAGCGGGGTGCTGCGTGACTTGCGGAAGCTGGAGCGCAGCCAGTCTCTGCTCGAGGTCCGATTGCGACCCAATGCCGGGCGTGCGCGTGAGAGCGGTTAGCTCGGCAAGCAACTGAGAGTTCGCGGCTTCCAGTTCTTGCGCTTCCTCGGTCCCCCACAAGCTCCGCGCGCGGCCCTCAAAGGGCCCGCCCCCTGCGCCCAACGCCTCAGAAGCGAGTTTGACCCGCTCGAGCCGCCGCGCCGCAGCCTGAACTCGTGGCCCTTTCGCTGCCGCAGCAGCCCGCGCATCAGCCGGAACAACACTGGCCGCGCCTTCGGCTTTCGCTTGCGCAAGTCGAGCCGCAATGTCGATCTCCGTATCTGGCGTAGAGATCGGCTGGCCCGTCGTTCCGGTGGAGGGATCAAACGGCAACACCCCACCCCCTGCGGTGATCGGCCGCTGCGCGAACTGACTCGCCTGAACGCCTGTATCCACAGGGACGCCATCTGCCGTCAGATACCACTGCGTTCCATTCTTGCCGACGAAAGTCGAGTGAACACGCCCACCTCTGGTGGCGTCGGCCCCATAGACCATCGCGTGCTGCGCGGCCTGCTGCCCGATTGTTTGGTCGGTGTCGCTTGGGTCAATCCCCAGCGGATACCCAAGTATCTCCGCCGCCTTCAAAAAGTTGGGGTCAGCCAGGGCCTGCTGATAGGCGCGAAGTGGGCTGGGCGACTGCGCAATCGCGGCCGAGTAACGACCGAAGATCCCCTGTGCGTTCTGTCGCGACCGGTCAGCCACCTCCTGCTCTCCCTGCGAGAGTTGCTGCTGCGCCCGCCGCTCCTCGAGATCCGCCATGCGCCGCTGCTGCGGCATCGCGTCCACAGACGCTTGCATGAGTGCGTTCTGATACCGGCGGGCTTTGATCGCGTCGCCGGTCGCTAAGACCTGCCCTAGATCGAGTGTGTTGAACTCAGCCACCGAGATACCTCCGTAGCACTGCGTTCTGTAGACCGCCCTGGACTGCGTTGTTGACGCCCGCAAGCCCGGACGCCCGAGCGTTACCACCGGCCATCAGCGAGTTGCCGATGTTGGCAGCATTGTTCGCCCCGGCCGCTCCCAGGCCCTGCGCGGTAGCCTGGCCCAGTCCTGCCATGCTCGCCTGCCGGTTGAACCAGTTCCCGAACTCGCCAGAAGCGAGATTCGAGTTGTACTCGTTCAGGGCCTTCAGGGCGTTGCCAGAGAAGGCACCCCCTCGGGCTCCGAAGTAGTTCCCGATCCCGCGCATGCCTTGATTGCGGCGGAACTCGTAGTCGGGGGAGGCCTGGAACCCGTTCGGGTCTTGCAATCTCCCGAGAGCGGAACGACCGGCCTCGAGCCACGGCATCTGATCCGCACGGTTCTGCTCGTATTGCCTGCGCAGTTCTTCGATGGAGGCGTTCGCCGCGTCCGACTGAATCCCTGCCGCCTTGTTCGCGCCCAGTGCCCCGAGCAGCGAGCTACCAATATTCGCGATGCCTAACCAGTCCATAGGTTTGCTCCCTGCCATCACCGAGCCGCCAGCCGCGAGGGCTCCAGCCGTGCCAGTGCCAATCCCCGCCAGAGCCCCGCCAGAAGCCGGTGCCGCCATCCCTAACGTCGAGGCCAGTGTCCCCGAGCCCGCAGCCGTAGGGGCCAGGGGAACGGCGCTAGAGGGCAGCGAGACACCAGACAGTTCGCCGCCAGCACCTCCACCGAGCGAGCCGCCCAGCGCAGCGCCACCCACTAGCGCCCCGACCTTCGCGACACCCTGCAAAGCGGTGGTCCGTGCGCGATCCTTGTAGGCCGCGATCTCGGCCGGGTCGGTCGATGCGAAGATGCCGCTGTTCGGCATCAGCCCCGCACCGTAGTCCTGGGCCGAGTCACCGAACCCGAAGTACGGAGTAGAACCCGGCGCAAGCTGCGTCATCCCGCCCTGTCCGTTCGAGGCGTTGTAGGCGTTGTAGTCGGTGACCAGCTGCGTCCCTTGTGAGGGGTCTGGAACATCCCCAAACCCGAGACTGCCGCCCGTATAGCGGTCCACTAGCGACATGTTGTCGGGATTCCAGTAGTACTTGCTCGAGTCGTACCCCCCACCCATCGCATCGAGGATGTATTGCGGAGGCGTCGCGCTATTAAGACTGGGAAATGGCATAGGTTTACCCCACAAGCCCGAGAGTGACGAGCGCAGCGCGCAGGTTGTTGATTGCGTTTTTCAAGGCGGTGAGACTGTCGTTGATGTCGCCATCCGCACCGCTGCCGGTGATCGTGGTCACCGATACCAGCGAGGTTGCCGGCCTTGCAACGGGCGTCGTCCCGTAGAACCCCACGTTGCCGCTAAACTGTACTGATTGTGAGAATGCCCACGACACCGCTTGCACGAGCGAGACGACCTGTGTCGGGGTCAGTTGTTGTAGGGTGCCATCCGTGGCGAGGCGACCGAGAATCCTGTCTGCGGTCATTTCCTGAAACTTGGCGAGCGTGACTGAGTTGTCGATCAGTTCAGCCGTGCCGACCGAGTTGTCGTCAGCCGCTAAGACCTGCTCCTTGCACCACTTGGCACTCTGGCGCGAGTCCATGCTCGAGAACGGGATCTGCCCCGGCTGTAGCTTCGGCACTAGAGTCGGCCCCCGCGCGCCTCGAGCAGCGTATCAGTGAGGGTCACCGACACCGGGTCAGAGACCGAGGCCCGATAGACGCGCTGCTCAGAGGAGCCTAGCGCGTGCCACACGACGCGGTTCTTGTACTGCCCCACCTGGCCCAGCTTGCGGTTGGGGAGCGACTGCCAGGTCTGCCCGCCGTCGTCCGAGTAATCGAGCATGACCTCGGGATCTGAGCCTTGCCCCGAAGTCAGACCCACACCCGCCTCAAATACCATCTCGAGCCGGTCGTGGAACACCCGCCGCTGCTCTGCGTACACGGGCTGATACGTCCACTCCATTCTCTGAGTGGCACCCAGGTCTGCGTAGGTGTGGGGGTCGATCTGCCCAATCGCGTTGCTGGTCGTGTCACCCACCAGGATCTGACCGTTGAACTCCACCGCGTTCGACCAGTTCCAGGTGCTAAAGCCGTAACTCTCCCGCTCGTGCCATTCCCCTGTTGTGACGTCGTACACGAATGTCCCCTCGTCGAAGGACAGCACATAGAACAGGTGCCCATCTTGCGTATACGTACAAGCCCTAGTTGTCGAGATCGTGGAATCGACGATCCGCTGCTCGATGGCGTGGGTCGAGACTCGCACCGGAGTGATCCCGTCGAGCCGCCGCACCGTGAAGTCGGAGGCAAGCCAGAAAATCGAGTTGTCGAGCTTCGCCACCGACCGACCCGCAAGGCAGCCGAGTTCAATAAATCCGTTCACCGCGCGGGCGAAGGGAAAGTCCCCGGCGCTGGGATCGTTGTCCCAGATCTCGATTGTCTTTGATCCGAACAGCACGACCTGCAAGTGGTCCGCCTTCAGCCCCACCAGCTCGTCGGGGTTACCCTCTGCGGTCGCGAAATTGAGCGCGTCGAATGCCGTGGCAGACCCCAGGTCAGCCCCGAAAAACCGGCCGGAATCCGGCTCCCGAAAGAGCAGCCAGTTGCTGAGGAACTCCACGTCCCCCGCACCCCTTGAGGTGAAGTCCACGTCGGCGATCTGCCCAAAGGTCGTCCCGTCGTAGTAATACGCGTCAGGTTCGTTGACGACGACCACCGAGTCCGTGTTCGAGTCGATGTCGATGTTGCCAGGGCTCCCCACCGAGCCTAGCAGGGTGGCGTTTTTGTTCGCGTCGATCTTGTACAGACTCGAGCCCGCGACGACGTACAGATTCCCCAGAGCCACATGCATCCCGGCGATGGCCCCGACACCCACCGTCGTCCATCCCTTCACACCAGGGGCGCGCGTGAGCAGCACCGGGCTTCGAGCCCCCGCAGGTAACGCCTCGGGATAGGCGTTGACGATCCTGGTCGGCGACGCAGGGCGGCTGCGCAGCTCGTAACTTGCAATCGGGAGCTGGAGCCTACCCACCCGTAATGTCCCACGTTCGGTAGTGACCCTCACCCATTGGCATCGAACTCATGTCCCGCTCGCGCAGCTTCTCGACCATCGCCTTGCGCACGATCACGCCCCACGCCTCGTCGAGCTTTGCAGCGAGTTCCGCCGAGACCGTCGCCCCGTAGGTACTGGCAACCTCGAGCGCGAGCTTCGCCTTCACCCCGCGCTCGGCCCAGCGCGGGATCGGGCAGGTGTCGGTGGTGGAGGACTGGGCAAAGTAGCCAAGCTCGATCTCCTCCTCCGACCCTAACAGCTCGTTCAGCTTCCGCAGTGCATGAGCGCCCTGCTCGGCCGACGGAGAGTCGATCTCCGAGATGACGTTAATCTCTCGTAGGGCGTCGGCGATGATCTCAAGGTTCGTTGCCATGTCTCACCGTTATTTCGCCCGCGAGGGCTTGATCGCCTGCAACACGAACTGGAACTGGTGCTGGCCGCGCGTCGCTGCCACGCAGTCGAAGTCCGCCTGATACCATCGCCGAAAGTCGGTCATCGACGAGGGCTTCTCCCCGTCCACCTGATTGATGTATTCCTGCTGGTTCAGGAACACCAACGACCCGTCGGTGATCACTCGCTTGTGTGAGGGGTCGCCCCACGCCCACGGGCTATCCCACATCGGCACGGTCGCCATCAGGTAGCCGTTCGGCTTCAGAATCCGCCAGAGGTCTGAGAACTGCTGAAAGAAGAACCGAAAGTCACCTTGCTGTCCCGTGTGCTCGAGGATCTCGTACGCGTGGACCTCATCGAACACGTTGTCCTGGAACGGCAGCGGTAGCCTCTCGAGATCCCACAGCACGTCCGGGTGGGTGTCCTCGTTGTGATCGACCGTCACGAGGTTCGCCCACTCCGTCGGCCCCTGCGGGGCACTGATCCGCTTGTCCTTGAACTTTCCCGCGCCCAGGAGCAAGTGATTGACCCGGTCACGCTCCACGTGGAACACCGTCTCGAACTCAGGCTTCCACATCGGTCTTCCCCTGCTCGGCCATAATTCTCTGCGCGTCACGAATGAGGAAGTCGTGCCAGTTGCCCGTGTAGTCCTTGTTGTGCGTGAACGTAAAGTCGGGATAGCACCAAATATAGTCGTTGAACTGCTCGCAGTAGTCTTTCGACCACGCGAAGTCCTCCCCGACGAACCGGCTCTGCTCGTCGAGGTAGGTGTAGAACAGTCTCGGCGTCGGCGGCTGCGGATCGCGCGGGCTCTTGTCGATGATCTTGGGGGCCTTCTCGGCCATTTTCTCGATCACTGACCGCTCGATGCACAGGAACCCCGTCGCGACTCGATCACACATGATCCAGTCGCCTCGCATCTCCACGCCCTTCCCCTCGGCCCCCGAGACGAACCGCATGGGGTACTCCTCGGGATCTTGTCGCTTGGGGTAGGCCCCAGCACACGCCGGAAGACCCGCTGTTGCGAGCGAGATGAAGGCGCGCGACTCCCACTTCAGGTCCGAGTCGATGAAAAACAGGTGCGTGCAGTCGGTCTCGAGGAACAGCCGCACGAATATGTTCCTGGCGAGGTCGATAAAGGCCCCGTTGCCCATCACACACGCTGTGGTCTTGATCCCCACCAGCGCACAGTCGCGAAACGTCTCCGCGAGACTCTGCGCGTATTCCGTGTTGGCCTTGCCGTCGTAGGCTGGCGTTGCAATGAAGACGTGAATGTTCTTCGACTCAAACGGCTTCTGGCCGTCAGGAACCCGTGTTGGGAAAGCCAATCAATCCTCCTCTACCCAGTCACCGCAATATCCGATGACCACGACCTCATTGCCGTGGCGCTCGCGCTTGAACCCTTTCGGATGCACCTCTGCGACGAGATACGCCTGCAACTCCCTGAAGTGCCGCTCGGGATCGTCTCCCTCGGCAATCAGTCGGCGAGCGTTGTAGATGTTTTTAACGAGTAGGTGCATGCGAAAAGGGGGAGCCCGAAGGCCCCCCCAGTCACGCTATTAAGGCGCGTAGAACGAACGAACCGCGAGTTCGGGGTACAGCGGCGCAAAGCCCCAGTACACGTCAAAGCGCGTCGCAACCGTATCGGTCGCAGCCGCCCACTGACGCGCAAGGCGCATCGAGATGCCGTCCATCGAATCACGCGCACCCCAGGCACCGAACTTCGAGACGTCCACCAAGTCCACCGTCGCGAACGCGAAGGCATCCTTGTGCATCTGGATGTTCTGCCCGTAGGTCGTCGAGGCCACACCGAACATCGTCACGGTCATGTTGTCCGTGTCGCCCTTGGTGTTGGTGCAGTTCTGGAACGGGTTGCCCGACCCAGTAATCACACCCGGCGATACGGTGGCCGTGTACGTGTTCGCCTGCGTCGTCAGCGTGACGTCCGCCGTGACCACGAACTTCTTCAGCCGACCGAGCGACACCTTCGTCTCGGGATGCACATCGACGATGCCCGCCGCCACGGTGCCGAACGTCACGATGTCGCCCGCCTTGAGCGTCGTGGCCGAGGTCGCGCCGTCGATCGGCACGCCCGTCGTCGCGACGTACGAGGCCGAGGTCGTCGAGGTGCTCCACGCAGCGCCCGTCGTGAGCGGCGTGCCCGCGAGCGAGCCCGTGGTGTGCGACGGGATGAACGTGTTCTCGTAGACCGAGAACCCGCTCGTGCGGCCCATTAAGCCCTCCTTGTACTGCTCCTGGATGTTGTCGGAGTCGTGGAACAACCCCTTCGTCGCATCCATGAACTGCACCTTCGAGGCCGGGGTCAGGAACGCACTCCGGTTGCTCACGGGGGCCAGAGCCTCCGTCAACGCCTGCCCGCCCTGCGCGAATTGCAGGAACGTCAACTGCGTCGAGGTCGTGCCGACGTAGCTCGCGATGTTCTTGTAAGCCACCGCCAGCGCGTCGCCCTCGATCTTCGCCGCAAGCTGCGCCATCGCGGGCTTCAGCACCACGTCGGAGAACTGGTTGAGTTCCATCGTCAACTCCTTCGAGGTGAAGGAGACGTCGATGCCGTACTGGCTCGAGACCGTGAGCGGCGTGCTCGTCTCGACATGATCGTTCGCCGAGTACGTCGCGTTCGTGCGAACCGTGTAGCGGGCGGGCTTGCGCACGTAAATCGTCGTGCCCGCCTTACCATCGCGGCCGTCGTCCGCGAAGCGATCCTCGTACGTGCGATTGCACGCACCGACGAACGAGAGTTGACCGTGGAGAACGCGGAGCGCCTCTTTGGTGATGACCGTCGGGGTCAGGATTGTATTAGCCATGCGAATGTCCTCTTACGATCTGCGGGCTTTACGCTCCGCAGCCAATTCCCTCTCCCGCAGCCTCGCCCACTCGTCGCCGGACAATTTCAGGGCCTCGGGGTCCGTGGACCTGATCCGATTCCCTGGCTCCTTGCCTTCGATCTTGGGGGTGGGCGGCGGGGCCTTGCTGACGGGCTTCTGGGCCGCGCGCTTGCGCTCTGCGATGAGTTGGTCCTCGATCCTCTGGATCTCGCGACCCGCCTTCGCGGGCGACATGTGGTAGATCTTGCGAGCGATGTCGAGGTTGGTCCCGAGGTAGTACATCAAAGCGCCCGCCTCATCCGAGTCCATGATGGCATCGGCCATCGCCTCAGAGACTGGCGTGCTCTCGTTCACAACCTCGTGATAGTCCTCTACCGTTTTCGCAAACATCTCCACGCGCTCGTCGAACTTCGCGCGACGGTTGATCGCCTCCTGCTCCGCTCTCACCCGCTCACCAATCGTGCGTGCGGCCCACTCAGCCTCACGTCGCGCCTCGGTGTACAGGTGTTCGCGGTAGGCGTTCTCGTCGTAATTGAAGTCCTGGAGCGTTTTCGGTTTGGGCTCTTGAGGGGGCGGCGACTCGCGCTGCTCTAGCAGCCGAAGTAATCGCTCCTCGCGGGCCTCCGACGCGCGCCGTGCATCTGTCAGCTCTTTCAGCCGCTTCGCGATTCCCTTGGGCTCGTGGCTCTCGGGTTTCGGTTCGGGCTGCGCCTCAGCAACGGCCCCATCCGGGGCGGTCTGCGGCTCTGGTGTCTCAACAATTTCGGGCGCAACAACGCCCTCAGGGTTTACCTGATCCATTTCGTTTCGCCTCTATCGGAGCGACCCGTTTAAGCCCTGTGAGACGCTCACAGGTAAGCGTTTAAGCCCTACAGACCGGTAGGTGCGGTTTCGTACTCCGGCTCCGCTACGAGTTCGCCGTTAACACGACGCGCCCGAATCCGAACCGGTTTCGGCGGCGGGGGGACCACCACCTGAGTCTGCTGTTTCGCCATGATCTCGGCCAATGTTCCAAGCGCCTGCTGCTGGAACTGCGACGCCATGTTCTGAATGGCGAGCACGGCGCTCTGGATCTCCGCAGACAGGGCTGCGCGGTCGTTCGTGGCGTCGGTCTGCGCCTGGCCTGCACTCGACTGCGCCTCGCGCAGCGTGAGGTCAGCCTGCGCCTTGACGATTTTCGCCATCTCCTTCTCGACCATCGCCTGAAACTGCGCTTCCTGCGTCTTGAGGTTCGCGACCGCGGTGTCCACCGCCGATCGTGCCTTCTCCGCTTCGGCCTTGCTCTGCTCGACCTCTTGCGCTGCCGCCTGAATCATCTGCGTCTGCTGCTGCACCAGCTGCATCGCTTGAGCCGCTTGCGCCATCGCGGCCTGGGCCTCGGGCGGTATCCCCTTGCCCTCGGAGATCTGTTGCTGAATCGCGGGCGGCAGGATCGACTGCCAGCGCCTGGCGACCTCGTCCGCGTAGGGCAGGTCCATCGCCTTGAACACGAGGTCGCCCGCAACCTGCATCAGGGCGGGATTCTTCGAGCCCAGTTCACCGTAGATCTCAGCGGCTTCTTGGCGTTGGGTCGAGAAGTTCGGTCCCACCGTGACCGTGACGTCATACTTCCCGACCGTGAGATCGTTCACCCGTATCGCGCGCCCCGTTGCCGGATCCATCACGATTTGGTTAACGCGCTTGTAATCCTCAGCCCCGTCGGCACCGATAATCCGCAGCTCGCGCTCGGAGTCGTAGATGTGCGGGATGAGGTCGATCAGGATCTCCCAGGTTCTGCGAACGCCCTTCGCGATGTTGTCAGGGAAATTGTAGGTGACGATCTGCGCCTGGTTCTGTTTCCGGGCAAGCGCAACGCCTGACTTCTCACCGGACTCCATGCCGAAGCTCGCCTCGTGCAGACCTGTCACGTCTCGCAGGTCTTGAGCAGCCATCTCAGACAGCGCCATTAGGGCCGCAGGCACTTCCACGCCACCCGCTCTCTGCGGAGGTGCGCCGCCCGTCTTGGGATCGGGGTTGTACAGCTTGAACGGGAAGTTCTTTTTGTGGGCCTCGGTCCAGTTGTCTACATGGCCCCTTGCCTGGTCGGGCGTTGCCCAGAAATACTCCTTCGGAGCGCCCGCTACCGTCTCATCGCAACACGTACGGTTGATGTTGTAGCTCCGCTGTGCATCCTTGGCGAACCGGTGGAGCCCCCACCACTTCACCTCACCGTCGATGACCTTGTACTCGCCGTAAACCACCACGAACGGGAACTGCGATCCCGCCCAGTCAGCCCTCTCGAGGATGGAATCTCCCGACGCGATGCACATCCGAATGCGGTAGCCGTTCGCGCGGCGCGTCTTCAGCGGCTGCACGCCTTGCGCCTTCAGGGCCACAGCCTCATCGGACGATGCGTCAACCGTGATCGGCCCGTTTTGGCCCTGGATTAGCCAGATCTCTTTCTCAACGGGCTCTTTGTACCAATACTCGCAGATCCGAATTGAGTCGCCGTCCTCCCACTCGTCCTGGTCGTCGAACTCGACCGACTCCTCGAACTGCACGGGCTCTGCGTCCGGCCACCGAGACTCGAACGCTCCCTTCGAGATCCGCTCGGTGATAATCCAGTCCTCCGCGTCGCGTTTGAGCACGTCCTGACAGGCAGGGTCGGCGTAGACGCAGAGTGGATTTTTGAACGGCTTGATCACGATGTCCTGATCGAACACGTCGTCGCTCGTGTATTCGGTCACGACACGCCACGCGGCCATGCCCGCATCGACTTGATACTCCGCAGCCTGGTCGGTCACGGTGTCGAAGTCGCTGACGTTCGCGATGTTGCGGCACAGCCCCTCGTATAGTTGGGCTGTTGCTTTGTCGCCGCCTTCAACCGCGCGGACCTTCCCCTGCGGACGGTTTGCGCGGATCTCGTTGATCACGCGCTTGCCGTTGATCCTGACCTTGTTGAACTCGTAGCAAAGACGGTTGCCCCGCTCCTTGCGCATGTTCTCGTCCCACTGTGCACCCGGCTGGTTCGCGAACTTCAGGTCGTCGAGAGCCTCGCGACGGTTGCGCTGATCCGCCTCGAACATCTTCTTGTAGCGGTCGCGAATGCGGCGCAACAGTGCCGCGTCGCCGGTTTCCTTCTTAGGTTTTGTCACGCTGCGTAGCTCCCTCGAAGGCCTGCATACACGTCACCGAGCGCGGGGCCGGTGTCGTTGGTCATCTGCTCTGCGATCACTGCCATGTACCTGAACGCGTCCGCGCCGTGGCTGTACTCATCATGGAGCGGCGCACCGGGCTCGCCCGTCGTCTGGTTGATCGCGCGGCGGTAACGCTTTAGGCAATGCACCAACCGCTCCACGCTCTCATCGAAGTACACCCTCGAGAACGTCTGCCGAGCGGCTTTGATGCCTTCCTCGACTCCGATCTCGGGCACCTGCTCCACGTCTCGACCGAGCTTGGTGAGCACCTCGATAGGGCTCATCCCGGTCTGTGCGTTCTTCGCCCTGCCATCGTGCGGCAGGAAGTCCTTGCCCCACCGATACGGCTTTGATCGAAGCTCGGCCACGTAGCTGTCGTACGTCCGGTGCGAGTCCTCGAGGTAATCGATGACCCGGATCTCGCTCGAGCTTCGCTGTGCCACGATGATTGTCATCGCGTCGTTCCAGCCGAGGTCCCAGACCGCGTGAGACCTCAGCAGTGGGTCGTGCGGCACCGGGCGAATGCGCCGCCCTTCGATCGCTGCGGCAATCTCCTTAGCGTAAATCGCGCCGTCCACGGAACTCCTGCACTGACCCTCCCACACGTTCGCGTAAGCCTCAGGGTCGCGTTGCTGAAGCGTTAACCGCTCCCGCTCGAGCACGTCGGGGAACCACTCGTTGTCAGCGTACGTGAGCTTCATCACGATGCTGTCGGGCTGCGGCTTCGCCACGAACCGCACATATGTCTCGTCGGTGTCGAGTTCGGGGTTGAACGTGACCCACACCTCCGACCCCGGCTTGCGCACCGTCGGGATCAGAATGTCCCACGACTTCTTCGTGACAACCTGGGCCTCTTCCACCCAGACAATATCCACACCCTCAAAACTCTTGATCTTGGCAACGTCCTGCTGCCTCAACCCGGCAAACAAGAACTGCGTCCCGTTGCGCCCCGTGATCGAGGTCTCGGTGACGGCGTAGAAACTCGAGAGCCCCATCGCCGAGAGCTGATCACGCAGTAGCTGGTGGACCGACTCCGAGATCGTTCTCTGAATCTCGCGAGTGCAGAGGATGCGGAGCTTCCTCTCCGCTCCCATCACCAGCAACAGGCGTGCGACGCTCCAGCTCTTGCCCGAGCCTCGACCGCCATACAGGATCTTGTACCGAGCGGGCCTTGAGAGCGGCTCAAGTCTCGCCGGAAGTCTGACTGTCTGCACCGTTGCCCCACATCACTGCCAGCCCCTTCACCTCAATCGGGTTTTCAGGGTCGCCGCCAATCGTCTGGGCAGGCTTGCCATCGATGCGGTCAATGACCTCGCGAACAGCCCACTGCTCACTGCTCGCGACAGCATCCAACAACACCTCGGCAACCTTCTCAAGCCCCTCTGAGGCGGTCCCAAAGCGCCGCGCCATGACCCGCTTCAACGCCTGCCGGAACTCCCGTGCCTTCGCGGCGTTCTGGTTGCCGGGTTGCCCACCACTCTCCACTTGACTCAAGTCCTAAGTGCCTGATCCGTAAAGGTTCTCAACCCGCCACTGCCGACTGCCACGGTACTGATCGGAGAGCCCGGTATCGGCCTCGACGGTTAGCTGCTTCCACTCGTACGTGTTGCTGTCGTCGATGATCTCGTTCTCAGCCCCGGTCACCGTGACAGTGACGCTCGAGGCCGGGGAGACCGTCGTCCAATCCCTCACGGTCGTTCGGGTGGTCAGGCAGTCGATTCTGTACCGCACGCTCGCAGGCGTGTCCGCCGCGGTCCCGAGACGAAAGCGCACGGTCGCACTAAATCCCGAGCCCTCAAGGAGCTTCGTCTTTTCGATTTGAATTGCGATTTGATCTGACATCAGTGCAAGAACATCATGGTGGCGATCACTAGAAACTCCTCCTCCTCGGCCGCGCGGCGCAGTTCTCGGTCGAGAGCTTCGAGGGCGGAATAATTCCCGCGCTCGAGCGCCCGCTGGTAGGCGACCGCCACCCGCTCGCTGTACACCCTCGCAGCCTCGAGGTCGGCATTGGCCCTGGCGAGTTCGCCCAACCTCTCGAGGTCGCGGCGCTTTTCGTCCTTGGCCTCTTGGTGCCGGAGGATCTGCGCGATCTCGCGGGTCGCGGCGTCCTCGATCCGCTCCGACTCCTCCTCCCGCTCTCGTCGTTCCTTCTCTCGCAGCCTGCGACGGTTGAGTTCGCGCTGATACTCGTTTGCGAAGATCCAGCCGCCAGAAGGGGTCTCGCTGGACAATCCTTCTGCCGTCCCGCTCCCGGTAAGCGTTCCCGCTGCCGAGAACGTGATGCCGGTCGAGCCCGACAGCGCTCCGCCCGCACCTGTGAGAGTCGCAGTCGGGGTGAACGTAAGCCCTGCGGTGCCTACGAGCGCCCCAGAGCCCGTCAGGCTCGCAGTCGCAGCGAACGTCAGGCTCGCGGTGCCGGTGAGCACTCCAGAGCCCGAGAATGTTCCCGTGCCGTCGAACGTAATGCTCGACGACCCGATTAACGCACCCGATCCCGTCAGCGTGGCGGACGGGGTGAACGTCAGTCCCGCAGAACCCGCGAGAGCGCCGGATCCTGTCAGGGTTGCCGACGGAGTGAATGACAGGCTCGCCGAGCCCGCCATCCCAGCCGTGAATGTTCCCGCTGGCGAGAACGTGATGCTGGCCGAGCCTACTAGAGCGCCCGCGCCCGTCAGGGTCGCCGCTGGAGTGAATGTCAGCGCACTCGTTCCGGCGAGCGCGCCGCTACCCGTGAGCGTCGCGGCCGAGCCGAACGTCAGCGAGGTCGTACCAACCAGTGCATCAGCGCTCGCGGCTGTGCCTGGCGAGAGGTCTGAGTCCCACCACGACGCCGCCGAGAACGCGACGCCCGTCCAGGCCCGTTCTAGGCCGAGCGGGTCGAATTGATTGCTCATCGCCTAGATCGCGTAGCGCGTGCGGCGGCGACCAAAGGATTGCACAAACAGCGGTCGTTCAGACGGAACGTCCTCGGCAATTTCGATGCCGATCAGAACTGCTCCTGTCGTGGTCCGCGTTCCGGTTTGGAGGTCAGCCCACGACACAACGCCGCTTCGCGTTCCCGTGTTGTATTGCGCCTGGATCGCGGTCCAGCTCGCGACCTCGATGTCGTAATCCTCAACGAACGATGCACCTTGAGCCACAGTCATCGTGCCTGCGCCGGTTCCGGCGACGCACGCAAACCCCATGACGTACGAGTTGGGCGTTGGCACCGTGCTCAAAATCACTTCAGCGTAATTGTTTCCGTCTGCGTCGGTTGCGAACCCTGTCCCACCGACGCGAATGGTGTTTCTCGTCGAGTCGGTGGTGAATCCATACACCTCGACGCGCCACGCATAAATGTCAAACGCACCCGCATCGCACGACACAGACATGCTTGCGTACGGGGCGGCGTTACTGCCTATCGATTTTGTCCACACGCGTGTGCCGTAGGACCATCCGGGTGATGTGGTACTCACAACCTGCGATGTCCACCCGGTCGAACCGTCCACCGAATCCGAGATGGTGAGGTCAGTGCCCTCCTGCCCGGTATCCGCGTTCTCCATTGCGGTCGCGCGAACAACGAGCAGGCTGTTCGCGGACGGCGAGAACGTGCCCGTTGTCACGGCCCCCGTGCCGTGCGCGGTGCTCGTGATCTGAACCAGATTCGTTTTTGTCAGCACGGCGTTACCCGCGCAGCGTTCGCGCCTGGGTGATGACTCCCGTCGTTACCGCTGCCTCAAGCAGGGCATCCAGCGTGATCGGTTTTAGTTCTTCAGGCGTTGAAGCCGATACAATTTCAGGTGCCGCTGGTGCGTCGAGCAGCACTTGTTTCTCGGCATTGATCTCAGCAATCGCTGCGGCATCGCCCTCGCGCGTCGCCACCATCCACGCGGTGTCGAGGTCATCGAGGCGTGCTGCACGATCAACGCGCAGCACGTTGCGATGCAGCTCTTGCAGCGTCGAGGCGTCGAAGGAAAATGTTGTTCCATCGTAGCGCCACGCATCGCGATAGCGCCGCTCGCCCGCCTCAAACGCAGGCAGGTCCGCCTTGTCCACGAGTTTCCACGAGTCAGGTCGCCCCAGCCCATGACTGCGACGTAGCGTTTCGGTTGTGCGCGAAAGTTCCTCGCGGATGTTCGCGTCCGTGGCGGGCCGATACCACCAGCCAGGATGTTCGGGCAACCAGGATGCGCCGAACGGCAAAACATTTCCGCGAGCTTTCGTCAGAAAGCCGAGAATCACGACACGGTCGCCGGGGTAGCTCAGAACGATGTATTCCTGCTCGGTCTGCACTACTGGTCTCCGAATCCGCCGCAAACCCAATACGACGGATCTTCAATGGCTACGTTTGTGGCAGTTTGATCGTACGTCTCGACGCTGATTGAGCCCGCTGCCATCGTGCCGCTGCGGATCGCGGTGTTTTTGGCGTCGGTCACCGTTGTGTTCGTGTTCGCGCGAGCGCTCATCATGAACACAGCATAATTTGCACTGCTAAAATCCGTCGCAATCGTGATGTCGCACACGCCAGCAGTCGCGTCGGCCTCGCTTGTGACGTTGTAGCTTGCGTTAATCGTGCCGCCCGGTGTCGCCTTGATCCAGAATTTGCACGCGCCGGGATGCCACTGGAAATTCGCGGGAGTTACGACCGTTGTAGTACTCGTCCCTGCCTCCATTTCTGCCTGCGTTGCAACCGGGCCGACCCCGACATATGGCCCGCCGTTCGGGTCGTAGTGCGACCACACCCCGGCAGCATCGAGTACGAGCGACTCACCCGCAGCGAGCGTGACTTTCTGATGAATGACGGTGTCGGTGCCATCCACTTCTTGCACGGTGAGCGTGTTCGACGTGGAAGCGTGAGCGTTAAAGAACGACAGCCGCCGAATCGACCGCTCGGTGCTGGTCGCGCCTGCAACGATGTCTGTGGTGGTTGCGGTCGTGATTGACGCAAGCGGCTCGCCGACCCCAGCATACGAGTAGCTCGATGGGCCGGTGCCGGTTTTGTCCACGACCGAGTAGGACGCCTCGATGTCGCCCGACGCGCTCGTGATGAGCTGTATTTTGTGGGACGTTCCCTTGCTCAGAATCAGCACAAACTAACCCCTTGACCGCTCAAGATCGTCGAGCAGTCCGAGCGCGCTCCAATGTCGAGACACGTCGCCTGCGTTCCGTTTGGCTTCTTTCCCGCGAAATCTCAGCCACTGCGACAACTGAATCGCCGTCTCGTAATCCATGGTCAACGTGGAATTGCCAACCTGAAGACGGACAAGTTCGCCGTCGCACTCGACCGCGATGCGCTGGCGCTTGAGAACGTCGCGCTTTGAAGCTCCAAAGATCACTGTGACTGCCTACGTAATCCGAGTGTATTCAAAGTTAGAACACCCACATTTTTTGCACCGCATCACAACGCCTTTGCCGTGACGACCCATTCGCAATTGCAAATTCGCAATTCGATTGTCCGATGTGTCGCCGTTGATATGGTGCACAGTCTCGGTACCGAGCAATGGCCGACCCATGTGCCTCGCCATCACTAAGCGATGCTCAAGCACATATCCCTGCTGATCTGCCATAACAAACAAAGGGTCATGTTTATCCAGCCAGGCACCGATGTACTTCCCGACCTTTACGCGGCCGCCTTTCCACGACCCATGCGCAGAGCCGCGCGCCCTTTTGCCGCGTATTAGAACGCCTGCGTCGCGCAGCATTCTGCCGACAGTCACCTGATGCGACCTAAACTTCGCCGCAAGCGCCGCCTGAGACCATCCAGCGGCATACAACCGGATCGCCTCGGCCTTTTGCGCTTCCGAAAAAGTCCTATACCTGCCACCGCGACCACGAAGCTCAACGCCTCTATCTGCGGCAGCGGTGCGAATGGCCCAGATCGAGCACGAGTATTTCTTGCTCAGGTCTGCCGCTGACATGCCGGCGGCGTAATCATTCGCAGCCGCTTGAGCCTGTTCGCCGTGCAATTTCTTTTTGCGGCGCTGGACTTCTTCGGAATGTTTATCGGGAAGTGCTACGCCAGCACGCTTCAGCATTCTATAAAGCGTTGTCGGCGCTACATCTAATCGTCGCGCTACGCGATTCCCACTTCCTAGCTCGTTGTACAACGCAACGGCGAGATCAATCAGTTCGGTTGATTCTGTAGCTCTAGACATAAAGGCGCACCCTTTGGGATAACGCCTCGAATTGTATACCTAGTCAACCGTGATGTCCAAGGCACCTGCGGCAAAGCTCGGCGTGACGCCGTTGCTCACCGTCAAGCTCGATGTACCGCTGAACAGCAGATTGCCCGTGCCGCTGCTGTCCGTACCGATGCCAAAATGGGTCACGGTCGAGCCAGTAACACCGCAGGCCGCAAACGTGATCGCATTGTCGTTGTCCGTCACGCCTGACGCATGGGTCCATTGAGCCGCTGCCCGAGCCACGCTCACGCGCGCGTAGTTGGTGTAGGCGCTTTCGCTCGTTGTCTGGGTGCCAGCCT